CACACACTCCTTAGTCTCCTTATCCCCGAAGGATTTTGGGGTCTTTGAGCCACCTATATTTGAGGAGATTCAAACAAGATGAAACAAGATAATCAAAGAATTTTGCCGGCTTTAAGTAGATCAATTGATTTTGCACAGGAATCAGGTTGGATTACTGAGGCTGATTTAGGTGGCGTTGCAATGATGATGACTTACGCTGGCTTGATGGACAATTCAGATCAACACGATCCAATGATTGTCAAGTGGGGTGCTGAACTTACCAAGCTGATGGACAAATACGGCTTAACATTGTTTGGTCGTAATGAAACACCACAAGTTGTTGAGGGGGGTTCACCAATTGACTCAATCATTGCTGGTCGGAAGTCCAGTCCCGAGAATCTCGACCATTCAAACACCAAACCAAACTAAAGGCAACGAAATTGTTGAACTTGCAAAACAAATGGGCATGCCGTTGTTGCCTTGGCAAGAATATGTCATCAATGATGGTTGCAAGATTAAAGACAATGGGGAATTTGTAAGTAAGACCAATTTGTTGATCATTGCAAGACAGAATGGAAAGACGACACTCACAAAGTTTCGCATCCTTGCCGGGTTATTCCTTTGGGATGAACAATTACAGATTGCCACAGCTCAGAATCGTGATGTTGCTTTGGAAACATTCAGATCAGTTGTTGAAATGATTGATGGGTTCAGTTGGCTTAGCAATAAAGTCAAAGCAGTAACCCGGGCTAATGGTAGAGAAGAAATTGAACTTAAGGGTGGACAAAGGTTTAAGATTGTGGCTGCTATGCCTGGAAGTGCTAGAGGATTATCAGCAAACACTGTCTACATAGACGAAGCCCGAATGCACAAAACAACAGATGCGTTTGCTGCTCTTGCCTATACCATGCAGGCCTCAAAGAATCCGTCTATGTGGGTGACTTCGAATGCTGGTGACATAACATCCACATTGCTAAACCAATTAAGAGCTAGAGCATTACACAAAATTGACAACAACACAGAAGATGACATTGCTTACTGGGAATGGTCAGCAGAGCCAGGACTTAAACTTTCAGATCGTAAAGGATGGGTTCAAGCAAATCCTGCACTTGGTCACACCATTACAGAAAACACTTTGCAATCAAGAATGAACGACAATCCAAACATAATTGCCACCGAAATGCTTTGCCAATGGGTTGATGTAATTCAAAGCCCTTGGAGTGCTGGAGATTGGAACGCATGCCAGCAATCAAACCTCAAGCTGAGCCCAGACCGACCAACTTGGATTGGTGTTGAAATATCACCAGACCGAACAGGCTTTGCAATTGTAGGATCACAAATCTTAGATGACAAATCAATTGCAGTTGCTTTGATGGACTTACAAAATCAAGAGAATGCCATTGATGATTTGAAGATTGCTGATCATGTTGCACAATGGGCAAAGAAATATAACGCTGAATCAATTATTTTAAACAAATTCAGTGGCGACAGTGTTGCAGCAAAACTTCGGATGGCGAGCATCCATTCTGAAATCATTACAGGTGCAAAGTATTACCAGGCTTGTGATGAAACCCTAGGTGCAATGGCAGGGGCACGCATAACCCATGCAGGTCAGCCGGAACTGACTGCCTCTGTCAATGCATGTATTAAAAAAACAACTGAAGCCGGATCATGGTATGTGTCCAGGCGCAAAAACTCAACAGCTGCAATTGCAATGATGTTGGCAATACATAAAGCCACCGAAAGACAACACTCTGGTGAATTTGAAATACTAGTGTCTTAAAATAACACGCCAGGCAATGGTTAGTGTATGATATAAGCAACAACTATGAGATAATTGCGAGACTATGGGCATATTCACAAAATACATTCAACCACAACTTAAGGCAGCAATTGCTCCATACACTTTCCCAGATAAACCACTGTCAGTTTGGTCACCAGGCTTTGATGGTGTCACATCAACTTTTGCAACAAGACGCGAAGCCCTAAGTGTTCCAGCAATTGCGCGTGGCACAAACATAATCAAAGGCACAGCCGGATCACTTAAACTTCATGTTAAAAGAGAATTTGACAAATCACTTGTTGAACCAACACCAGCGTTAATTAAAAACCCCGATCCAAGAATGCCAACTGCTGTTGTGATGGGTATGACCACCGAGAACCTCTTGTTCCATGGTGTTGCATATTGGCAAATTAGAGAACTTGATGAAGTAACAGGCAGACCATCCAAAATTCAATGGATTGATGCACCAAGAGTTTCACAAGTACTTGATTCAACCGGTGAAATAGTTATCGGTTACCAACTAGAAGCACAAAGACTTCCAGACTCCGGTGTCGGATCACTAATTCAATTTACTGGTATTGATCCAGATGGAATCTTAAATCGTGGTGGCAGAACAATCAGAACTGCTGCTGCCCTTGAAAGAGCTGTATTCAATTATGCCGAAACACCTGCACCATCAGTTGTGTTAAAAGCAAATGTGCCAATGGATTCAAATAAAGCAACAGCATTGCTAAGTGCATGGAAACAAGCACGACAAACAAAAGGAACTGCCTTTTTATCAGATAATGTGGACATGCAACAAATCGGATTCTCAAGTGCAGATTTGCAGATGACAGAAGCAAGAGAATATCTTGCCAAGGAATGTGCCAGATTAATGAACATCCCATCCTACTATTTGGATGCAGCAACAAACTCAATGACTTACTCAAATGTTACAGCTGAACGCAGAGCCCTTTTGGACTTTTCACTTCGCCCACTATTAACAGCAATTGAACAACGCCTATCAATGGATGATGTGACAGTGCGAGGACAATATGTTGAATTTGATTTGGATGACTTCTTACGAGGCGATCCATTAACAAGAGCAGATGTGTATTCCAAGTTAATTCCTCTTGGAGTGCTAACAGTAGAAGAAGCCCGAGAAGAAGAAGATTTGGTGAGATAATGGAAATTAAATTTCAAAGCGATATATTAACAGCAAACACATCCAAACGAGAAATCACTGGAATCATTGTTCCATTTGGAAAACCTGGCTTGACAAACTTTGGCAAAGTAATATTTGAACAAGGTTCACTCAAACTTGGCGAAGATGTAAAATTATATGAAGATCATGACATGAACAAAGTTCGAGGCAGAATGATTGATCATGAAGTCACCCCAATTGGTATTATAGGAAAATTCAAAGTTGCCAGAACCTCAGCTGGTGATGATGTGTTAGCACTTGCACAAGATGGGTTAAAATCCGGATTGTCAATTGGCGCAAGCATTGATCAATACGAAAACAAAGAAGATGAAATTTATGTGACAGCAGCATCAATTTTGGAAGTGTCAATTGTAGACACTCCAGCATTTGCTGATGCACAAATAACAGATGTCGCTGCTCAAGAAGCAGACGAAACAGAAGTCACTGCAATCAGCGCAAGTGATGAACAAACAAACCAAACCGAAAGCGAGGTCACTTCAATGGGAAATCCAGAAGAAGTTACTCCAGTGGTCGAAGCTGCGCCAGAAGTTGCAGTGGAAGCCTCTAAAGCAGTATCAGCACCAGTTGCTTATGCAAAACCACGCGTGAACACAAACATCACAGCTGGCGAATATGCAAAAGCACAATTCAATGCATTACAAGGCAGCTCAGATGCACGCGACTTAGTTGCAGCAATTGACGCAGCAACAACAACCGAAAACATCGGAGTTGTACCACCAAGTTACTTAAGAGATCTAATCGGAATCATTGACAACTCAATGCCATTCGCAGATTCAATCGAACAAGGAACACTTCCAGCATCAGGCATGAAATTTTATCGCCCAGTTATTGGAACACAAGCAACCACAGCTGTAACAGCAGAAGCAGTTGAATTTGATTCAACTGATACAACAATCACTTCAAAAGAAATTGATGTTGTTAAAATTGCTGGCGCAAACAAAGTATCAGTTGAACTTCTTGACAGAAGCGACCCTGCATACCTAGATGTACTATTGCGTGAACTTGCAGCATCATGGGCTCAAAAAGCAGATGCTTATGCATTCTCAATTGCATTAGCAGCACCAGGATCATCTTCTGGCGCAACACTTTACGCAGCAATTGCTGATGGTATTGCAGATTCATATGCAGTACTTCGCAAAACTCCTAACAGATTCCTTGCAGACACAGGAAACTTTGCAGAGTTACTTGGAGCAGTAGATGGTTCACAAAGACCACTATTTGCAGCAGCAGCACCACAAAACGCAGCAGGTCTAATGACCCAAGGCTCAACAGCAGGAACAATCGCAGGATTGGGATTAGTTGTTGATCCAAACTTTGACACCGGTACAGGCGTTAAAGGCGTTGTTTATTCATCTGATGCAGCAACAATGTACAAATCCAGTGCATTCCAATTGCGCACAAATGTTGTTTCAACTGGCGAAGTTGAAATCGGCATTTACGGATATGTTGCAACTTGTGCAAAATATCCAACAGCATTCAGAAACATCACTGTCTCCTAATAAGAGAACAAGAGTTGCCTGGCAGGTTAGACCCCTGTCCTGCCAGGTAACACCACACAAAAGGAAAACAAATGGCATCAATAATCACAGCAGCAGAACTACGATCTGCACTAAACAATGTGAGTTCAAGTTTATATTCTGATGCCGTATTAACAGAAATCATTGACACAGCCGAATCAGTTGTCGGCAATTTACTTGTTAAATGGAACGCACCAATTGATAAACACAAACACGAAACATCAACCATCACAACTTTGCATACAACTAAACCACACAAATTTTACAAAGGCCAAACAATTGCAATTGAAGGCATTCAAGCCCATGTTAATGGCAGCAAAACAGTATTAGAAGTTGTTGATGAATTTACTTTTACAGTTACAACAACAGCAGTTCCAGTGCATAATGATTATTACAATGTGATACCTAATGGCCTTGCAGCAGCAAACGATTTATCACAATACAATGACATTGCACCAGTTGAATCAGCAGTGCTAACAGTTTCACTAGATGTGTTCAAAGCACGCACATCAGCAGGATCAGTGCAACAAGGACTTGATTTTGTGCCACAACCTTACATCTTAGGCCGTACAATTCAAAACAGAATTATTGGAATGCTTGGCGCATATATTGATGTTGAGGCGTTAATAGGATGACATTAGCAACACTACGCGCAAACCTTAAAACAGCAATCTTATCAAACAGCAATTATTCAGTTGTTGACTTTGGTGCAGAAGTAATCACAACCCCATCAATCATGATTGCTGCCGGTAATCCTTGGCTTGAGCCAGTAACAATTGGAAACAACAAAGCCTGGCGCGTCAATTACATTCTTGAACTTGTTGTCGCACCAAATAGCAATCCTGGTGCATTGACACAACTTGAAACAATGGTTGCAGCTGTGCTTCCTTTGATTCCACAATCTTGGCAGATTCAAAATGTTTCGAGCCCAAGGATATCTCAAGCAAACACAAATGATGTGTACTTGGTTGAAATATCAATAACTACAATCTACAATCCATAAGAAAGGAAAAAAATGCCAACATCAGTATTCACCGGCAGATCGATTGCTTTGACATACAAGACTGTCAATTATGATGACCAAATCATAAGTGCAACAGTTACATTAGACGATCCAAACGCACAAGTTCAAACTTTGAATGGATTAGTCGATTATGTAGTTGACAAAGAAGTCGGAACAGTAACAATGGAAATTCTGCAAGACTGGGGTGTTGCTTCAGGACTCTGTGACACACTTTGGACAGATGCAGACACAAACCCAACCACAACACAAGCAATGACTTTGACAATAAATTCTAAAGTTATTACTTTGACAGTTTTACCAAAGCGACCAGATTTTGGTGGAACAGCACCGGATGCATTAACCACAACAGTGACAATGCCAATCCGATCAGTATCACTAGCGTAACTAACGAACAGGGGTCACCTAAATGTTTAAGATTAAAATAGAATGGACATTGGCAAATGGAAAGTCTTTTGAAGAATGGACTATTCCATGGGAAATTGCACAAGCTGAAAAGGAAACTGGCACAACTTTCCTTGAACTATTCAAACGAGAATTGCCACCATCAATTGAACAACAATTCTGGTTGGCTTACCAAATGCAAAGAAGAATCAGTGACAAGCCAGTTGGCAAGTTTGAAGATTGGCGATCACAAGTTGTTCACATCAATTCAAAGGACTTTGCAACAACAAATTTTACCCAGCCGGAAGCATAGACAGGACTTTGATAGAACTGGCAATCATTTCGCGCCAGCCATTGTCAGAGTTCAAAACGCTTTCGGCAGAGCAGGTCTCAACAATTGCAGATGTGGTGAATAAGTTTCATGGCAACTAGACCATTTGAAATCAAAATCAAAGACGCTGACATCAACGCCATTCGTAAGACTTTTAAAAACATGGATGAGATTGCTCAAAATGACATGAATCGTGCAGCTCAACAAATCGCAATTGAAGCAGCCTCAGCCGTTGGCTCAGCTCTACAATCAACACCACAAGGCCAAGCAATTGCCAGATCAATTAAAGTGTCACCAAAATCAAAAACACCATTCTTCACAGTTGGTGGAAGTTCAGTGAAACTTAGAAATGGAACACCAGTTGGCGAAATTGCATTGGGTGTTGAATTTGGTGCTTACCAAGACAGGCCACGCAAAAGAAAAGGCAAATCAACAAATTATGTTGGCTACCGA